TACTTTAGCAATCGTAAGGTTAGTTGAATTGTGGACAATCTTTTGACCAGCAGGTAGTGATACTGGTGTACCACCAGCTACTCCGCCATAAGCATTGCCTGTTGCTGCCGAGATAATCGCATCATCCATTGCACGGCCCATAGCATACGCACCCGCCAAAGCATAATCACTTGTCGGACTGATTAACATTCTAACTTTATCTTCGTTATCAATTAAATCTGCCCAATCGTAATCATCCATAGTAACTTTTCTTCTACTATGAGGTGTGTCCATTCTCGGTGTATCGGAATGTCTGCTAGTTCTCTTTTGAGCCGCAGTTGATCCGATTCTTTCAAAGAAATGTGCTTTCCCTGTTACAGTTTCTGATCTTACGGCATCTCTTAAACGAGAACCTTTTTGTTGTGCTAGATGAAAAACATTACTCTTATACTGTTCAACAAAAGCTGTAGTAATTTGAGTTGACATGTTTTTATATCTCCTAGTTTACATTTAGAATAGGGGGTAAGTACCACAATGGTATTTTACCATATTCCGTTAATCGGTCTTTATCCTTGCGGGAAACCTTATCGTAAACGATACGATCATTCGGAAGTTTAAAGCCAATCACGGCTACCTATTCGTTGTCCTAAAAGATAGGGCGAAATTAGTGTTACTATTATAACAAAAAACTAATTACTTTCCAAATACTTTCTCATGTAATTGTCGCATATGTTCAACTGCATTTTTGTGATCCTTATCGTGTCCATTATGATAAGGATGACTTTTGTTTTGTTGTATGCTCTCAATTTCAGCTTTAGCATCTAAAGGTGATACAGCTAATGTATTATTCTGTGTATTTTTAGACATTTCTTCAGTAACTTCTTTGCCTAATCTTGAAAATAAACGAATTACAGCAGGATGATTACCTGCTTCACCATTCATTAATTCTCTTATTTCATCATCACCATATACATCCAATGCTCTTTGTGCAGAACGAAGGTTTTTATCATATTCTAAACCCCATTCTTGTTTTAAAGCATTTTCAGATTCTTGTTTAGCTATAGCTAATCTACTAGGTTCATTATTAATATCATTATCAACACTTTTCATTTGATAATTAATTAAAGCATTAACTTGATCATTATTTAAACCAATAGTATGAGCCACATTTCTAAACTCATTTACTTGATCTTCTTTGAAATATCCTTGATGTGTTTGGGGTATTTCAATTTTATATTCAGATGGTTTTTCTGGTCTTCCTAACTTTGTGTAAAGTTCAACCCTTTCTTCATCTGTTTTAGGTAATGGTATTCTACTACCTAACATTTTTTGTTGATGAATTAAAGTTTTAGCCGCAGAATCTAAATCTTTAATATTAGATAATGTTGCATCTGCCTTTAATTCTTCTGACAAGGATGATCGCCAATCTGTATCTTGATTATCACTTCCTTGCGATCCTAATACACTTCCCTGTATTGGATTGTCGTTTGTTGTGGTCGTTTGTTCATCAGCCATTTTTATCCTCCTTTAAAAGATTTATTATTCTGATTAATACCGATCTTTGACCTTCTCGGTGTGAAGTTTCATGTGGATCACCTTTTATAAATGAACCCCTATGATAATAAGCTGATTGTAAATCAGCTAATACTCTTTCACCTTCTTTAGATGTAAAAGTAATTCTATAGTCTTGTTTTAATTGTTTTAATTCGTCTTCATCAGAAGGCATTATTGTTGTACACCTTCAGCTAAAGTTTCTGGAGATACACCCATATCTTCTTGTGCTTCTTCCATCATTTGTTGTACTCTAGGTTCAGCCATATCTTTTGCTGCTTTAGCTTGTGATTGCATTGCATCACCAGCCGCTTGTTGTTCTTGTGCTTGTGCCATAGCTTGTTGTTGTTCTGCTCTTTGTTCTCTTAATTCTTCAACTTCATCTCTACCTCTTAATATAGTTTTAGGAACACCTAAAAGAGTTGCTCTTAATCTAATAGCTTCATCATGATTAATATTATCCATAATTGTTGGATCAACTTGAACAACATTCATTGCTAATCCATATAATCTTTCAATAGCAACTGATTCTTCCATTCTTTGAGAACGAGCAAGTGGGCCAACATATTCTACATCAATTTGTTGTCCTTTAATTATATCTGGTTCTGGCATTAATGCTCCTGCTCTTAACATAATACCAAATGTTCTTTCAATTAATGGATTTAAAAATTCACTTTGAAATCTCCCTAATGTTGGGCCAAGAAGTCTTTGCATTAATTCATATCTAACTTGTACTTCTGTTGCCGTCATTTGTGGGCCTTCTTGTAATTGTAATTGATCAGAATAATAGGCTTGTCTAATAGCTGTTCTTAATTGAGTTTCTTTCATATCAGTTATTTGCCAATTAGAACCTATTTGTAATGGTTTAATTGCACCATCATTTCTAACTACTGTAATTCCAGCAGGTGTCATTCTTACTCTACCAATTACTCCATCATCTTGAACAAGTAATGGTGGATCAATAGCTTTTGCCCAAGCCTTTAATCCAATTTCAACTGCTTTATTTAAAGTTTTAATATCTGGTAATGCGTTGTAACTTGGTGATCTTCCAAAAATTTCACCTGTTGCTTTTGCCCATCTAGGGACTAAATAAGGAAATTCATTATAACCACCTGAACGAACAACCATTTTATCTTCTACACAAACATGACAAGAATGAAATGGTAATTTAGTATTTGCTTTTCCTAATGCTCTTTCATAATCTTTTGTAGGTTCAACTGCATGAATAAAATTAAACATCTTATCTGGTTTATTTTTAGATGCTTCTAATATTTTTTCACCTAAATTATCTTCACCAAATTCTTCAATAGCTTGTCTAGCAGTAAGTTTATATTTTCTATAAAGTGTATCTACTTGTCCATTTATATTTTCTTGAATAAAATATTCTGCAATATGTAATGTATTAAAATGTATTCCTTCAGTTTCAAATCCATTATTACCTTCTTCTACAAACATTGAACCTGTACCTACAGAACATAAATCTAAATATAATTCATGAACTTCTGTATTAAAATTAGATTCATTAAATGTGTCATACATTCTTCTAGCTGAATCTTCTAACCATAATTGAACATCTCTATGTTCATTTAATTCTTTATCTCTTAATTTTAAATGAAACCAAGGTAATGAAGGTGATGTAAGTGTTCCTTGTAAACTTGCGGCTAATAAATTATTTGCTGTGATAGCTGTTGAATCATATAATACTTCTGTTCTTTTTGTTCCTTTAGCCCGAACAAAACTAATATCTGCTTTTCTTGGCATAACATAATCTAAAATATCTTGCCAATGATCTTCCCAAGTTGCTCGGTCAGATTCTAATGCAGAACATCTTTTTTTTATATATTCAAAAGTTGCCATTAATATTTTTTACCACCCAACAAAGAACCAGAAGTTGTTGCTTCTTCTGTTATACCTTCACCTGTATTTAGAATATTAGCTTTCATACCTTTTTTCTTGGTATCAATCATTTTTTTCTTTTCTGCTGCTACTTTAGCTTCAGCTTTAGCTGCTGCATCTTCTACTCTAGTATCTACTGGTGGTGGCATTTGTGGTTGTGCTTTTCCGCCCATTATTTCTCCTTAATCCATCTACATTCGGTTTTTAACATACCATATACTGCCGCATCAACGAATTCATTATTAATTTTCATAACTTTTCTGACTATACCTTCTTTTATCCATCCTGTCCCAGATAAAATGCGTTCATTCCTTTCATAACCATTCCGACATACTGCTGTCATCCTACCACATTTTAATTGGTTAAAACCATAGTCAAAAACATATTTTATATGTTTTCTATTAAATAATCTAGGTGTTTCTATAGCTAGATGAACATAGATATTATGTCCGTCAAAATCTGTAAAAAGAAAACCGCCTAATATTTTGTTATCTTCTATAAATCCTATATAAGAAAATTGATCTCCAATATCGGCAGATATATGACAATTTTGTTTTAGATACTCACCTATTGGCTTTCGCCAACTTTCGTCAGTAACTACTTCAACCATTAAGCCTTAATTTTTTTCTTTTTACCCATTCCTAAAGCTGTTGTTTGTACATTTGCTTCTTCTTCAAGACCTTCTGATCCTGTCATAATAGTTGAACCACCATGCCCACTTGCAGCTAAAGTTGATCGTTTTGATACTTTAGTAGATGCATCTACTGTTTGTGCAGGTTGTTGTTGAATAACAACTTGTGCAGGTTGTTGTTGTCTTTTAAAGATTCTTGTTACTGCTCTAAAAAATCCGCCCATATATCCTTTCTCTAATTAAATAAATTAAACTCCGAATCGGAACGCACCTGCAAAGGTTGATAATTTTTAACCCTTGCTTTTCTTAATGACATAACACAATATCTTAATGCTGATATTACATCATCATGAATAGGAACGATCTTTCCATCTTTCCTATGATACATTCGCAACTCCTCTAACAGTTTACCTTGATTTTTAAAGATTTTCAATCTTTTAGTTTGAAATCTTGTCAACATTTGTTGAATACCAGCTTCTACTGAATTACCACCTGTTCCTTCTTTCATACCTTGTGATGGTGGATTACTAAAGTGTTCTCTCAACATATTAACACTTTCTTTCCTATATTGTTCTGTAAGATTTTTACCCGATCCTTTATCTGCTTGTCTTCCATCCATAGGCCATATTACAGGAATCCATTTACCCCTAGCATTTATAGCTGATGAATGAACAGGTACTGTTTCTTGACGAAGTGAATAACTATCATATACATAAACAACATCACTATCTCTATCCCAAGCTATCCAAGTAACTGCTGTTGGATGATCCCATCCAAAATCAATTCCACATAGTCTAGGCCAATGATCGGGTATATCTATAGGATCGCATAATAAATCTTCTTCTGGTAATGGAAATACTAATCCCGATCCAAGAACAGGAATACCTTTTTCTCTCATCTTTCTTTCATGTGGTGGTAATGCTTCTAAAATTTGTTTTCTAATTTCTCCTGTCATATGTGGTGCATCATCCCAAGTCGCTTGTATTAATGCTTGTCCATCTTTAATGTTATTTACAAATTGTGCAACTGTTTCTGTCATTCCTTGTTCTGGTGTAAATGTCATAAATACAATACCACCTTTATCTGCTGTTCTTGTTAATGCTTGTGAATAAATACCTTGTGGTGGTTCTTCATCTAACCAGATAACATCTACAGATTCACCCATCCATTTTTCTTTACCCATCTCATATGCTTTAAATCCTATACGAGAATATCCACCTGTTTTATGTTTTATAACAACGGAGTTTATTGCATTAGGTACACCAGCTTTTCTAACTGTAGTACCAATATCATTTAATGGAATTGAACCTGTACCTCTTGCTGTTGGATCATCTGGTTGGCCGACAAGTTCTTTTTGGCAAACATCCCTAGTGGTTTCGTTAGAAACACCCCCTGCCCAGCATCTTACTGGTCGGTTAAATCGTTTACCAGCCCACCAGCTTGGGTATTTCCCAGTCGCATGGTATGCTACTTCCATAGCCCCGCAAAAGGACTTGCCGACACGATTCCCAGCCATTAACAATCTTTGCTGTGCTAATGTATTATGGAATTTTTTTTGGTAATCATATGGACTATAATCATCTATACGATTTGTTGCTTTTCTCCTTTCAAGTTCTTTTGCTATCTTAATTGCTTGGGCTAGTGTTTCGTTATCCATTAGGCTAAC